CCATTTCAAAGTTATCCGAAAAGCAGAAGGAGAAAATCTTTAAAGGTGGAGCATGTTTTATGAATTTGGAAGTAATCTATCCAACTTCTGTTAATGTAATTCCTTACGGACAAGCACTATTAGTATTCCACGGAACGATGGAGTATAATGAAGATGGTATCGCAATTGGTGAAAACCAAGATGCAGCGAGAATATTGGCTGGTATGATTAAACAAATCAATGCAGATGTTCAATCCGCATATACAATCCAAGGACCACCAGTAACTCAACTACCTAAATCACAAAACCTTTCTTCACTTAAAGGAAAGTATAACGGACAAATTTCAAAACTTCAATCTAAATTTAAGTTGAAGGATAGTGATGGTATCGCTGATTATCATCAAGCTTGGTGGACAGATTTTGTAACTAAAAAATCACCATCTACTTTGGATAACAAAACCCTAATGGGATTAGTTAAGAGATGGGCATTCTACGATAAATCATTCAGATTAGATTCTAAGAATATTACTGATGAGAAAACTTTAGAATGGGCTAAGGGTATTGATAAAAATGACCATGCTAAAATGGCTAAAGATAATATCAGACCATTTGAGGATATTTTCTTAGGAGTTGGAGCAGAAGTACTTTCATTTATGAGTTCAGTTCTAACCGCAAATCCTGATGCGGCAGTTAGGAATATGAAGAAAAGATTAGACCAAACAATTGCTGATGTTAAGAAAGGTGGAGACCCAAAGAAAGTTGCAAAACTCAAATTGGAGTTGGAAAGATTAAACGCAATTGGTGGTAAGAATAAGATTGTTCCTAATGAGGGGATTGTATTCGTATATGGTGGAAAGACTTTCAAATTGACTGGAACCTTTGCTCCATTGAATCAGATACTCGGATTATTTTACGAATAATCTAAATCACAATACTTATATATAAGTATATATAGGATTTAGTATGGCTGAGAAACAATTCAATAAAAAATTCATGCATCCAACTCGTAGAAAGTTGGTGGATATGATTCACACTGGTGAATATAAAAAAGATACTCAAATTTCCTTATCGGGTATTAAAGAAACTATCGAAAGAAACATTGGTGATGTTTGGGAAGAAGATGGTATTCTTTGGGAACAAAAAGAATATGGTAAGGTAAAACAATCTAAATCATCTTCCGAATTAGCTAAAGTTAGGCAATTAGTACAAAAACTTTCAGAATGTAAATCTGAAACTTGTAAAAAAACTAAATTTGGTCCTACTGATAAAAAACTCATAAAAAAGACTGGTTATTGTTCAAGTTGTTTAGCTGAAAAGGAAGCGCCAATCAAAAGAGATGGTTTGTGGGAGGCATATGAACAATATAAAATTTATTCTAATATGGCTGCTTATGGAACTGAAGTTTTAGCTAAATGGAATGATGCTCTTTATGAAGTAACCAACATTCACGAATATATCAATGATGATGGTTCAGTTGAAAAGTGGTCATCAAACGAAGATGTACAAACTTTGAAAGCACAAATTGAAAAGGATATAGAAAATGGTAAGAAAGAACTTACCGAAGTTATTGAGAGGCGAAATGCAGCATACGAACTCTTAAAAGATAAAAACTACGAATTAGTACAACCTTTATAAGATGAATAATAGTAATACAAAAATATATTTAATATTAATTGTAATCTTAGGATTTGTAGGTTACAATTTGATGGTAATGCATGATATCCAAACTGATGTTGCTGCATTTGATGATAAGATTGAAGCAATCCAAAGTGATATTGATTCAATCGCAATTGCCAACGATGAGTTGGATATGAAAATAGAATCGTTACATTCAGAAATCGAACTAATTGATAGTGATATCGATAGAGTTCAAGGTAACATTGCAATTATAAAAAATCAAACAGATGAAGAAGTTAATAATGTTGATGTTCTTTCTTTCGATGAGCTTGTCAAGTTTTTCACAGACCGTTACAACGAAAGACTCGATAGTGAGGAAAGACTCCGTAGTGAAACTGGAAGTTCCAATAGTCAAACTGGTAATTAAAGATTTAATTACATTTGATGGATTAAAACTTCAATTGGTTGAAACTAATGAGCTATTAAGATTATCAAATGATAAGCTTGTGTTGAAGGATAGTGTTATCACAAATCTAAATGGCAAGGTGGTAAATCTACAATCAATTATTGATAAGAAAGATGAACAGTTTGGGTTAGAAAAAGAAAAATCTACATCTTTAGAAAAAGAATTGAAAAGACAAAAACGAAACACCTTCTTATGGAAGTTGGGAACTATCGCAGGTGGGGTACTTGCATTATTCTTTGCAGCAGGTGGATAATTAACTTATGGCACAACAAAAGAAAACATTAAAAGAAATCATAAAGGAAGAGTATCAGAGATGTGCTTCTGACCCAATCTACTTTATGAAAAAGTATTGTATGATACAACATCCGGTGAGAGGAAAAATTCCCTTTCACCTTTTTCCGTATCAAGAGGATACCTTAACTCAATTTAAAGATTGTAGATATAACATTGTATTGAAATCTCGTCAAACGGGTATTTCAACTTTGGTAGCTGGGTTCTCACTTTGGAAGATGTTGTTCAATCAGGACTTTAATGTATTGGTTATTGCAACAAAGCAAGAGGTAGCTAAAAACTTGGTAACTAAGGTAAGAGTGATGAATCAGTATCTCCCATCTTGGTTAAAGTTGGAAACCGCAGAAGATAATAAACTATCCCTACGATACACAAATGGTTCTCAGATTAAAGCAACCTCAGCCGCAGGAGATGCTGGTCGTTCTGAAGCACTATCCTTATTGGTATTTGATGAGGCAGCTTTCATTGATAAGATTGAGGAGATTTGGGTATCTGCTCAATCTACCTTATCAACGGGTGGTAACGCAATTATTCTTTCAACACCAAATGGTGTAGGTAACTTCTTCCACAAAACTTGGGTAGGTGCTGAAGATGGTACAAACGGATTCAACACTATTAAGATTCACTGGAGTGTTCACCCTGAAAGAGGACAAGAGTGGAGAGATGAGCAAGAAAAGTTATTAGGACCTAAGGGAGCTGCACAAGAATGTGATTGTGATTTCATTTCTTCTGGTGATAGTGTTATTGAACCACAAATACTTCAGTTTTATAAAGATACTTATGTACAAGACCCAATTGAAAAGGGTGGATTTGATGGAAACCTTTGGAGGTGGCAATATCCAAATTACAATAAATCTTATATGGTAGTTGCCGATGTTGCGAGGGGAGATTCTTCGGATTATTCTGCTGCTCATGTAATTGATGTGGAGGCATCTGAGCAGGTTGCTGAGTATAGGGGTAAGTTAGATACTAAAGATTTTGGAAACTTCTTAGTATCCCTTGCAACCGAATACAACAACGCATTGTTGGTAATTGAAAACGCAAACATTGGTTGGGCTTGTATTCAGCAAGTTATTGATAGAAACTATAATAATCTTTACTATATGAGTAAGGATTTAAAATATGTAGATGTAGAACATCAACTAAACAATCGATATAGAGCAGAAGAAAGGGGAATGGTAGCTGGGTTCTCCACTACATCTCGAACTAGACCTCTAATCATTTCAAAGCTTGAAGAATACATCAGAGAAAAATCAATCATCATTCGTTCGGTTAGAACTATCGATGAGTTGTTTACATTCATTTGGATGAATGGTAGAGCTGAAGCAATGAGAGGATATAATGATGATTTAACGATGAGTTTAGCAATTTCACTTTGGGTAAGAGATACTGCTCTTAGGTTAAGACAGGAAGGTATTGATTTAACCAAAAGAGCAATTGATGGTATATCTTCATATACTTATAGTGGGATATATGGTGGAAACTCAAATGACGAAAATCCTTGGCAAATGCAAATAGGTGATGGGTTTGAGGACTTAACTAAATGGTTATAAATTTACTTTTTGATATTTATATAGTATATGTATAGTTTGAGTAATAATATCATATTGGAATGTAACGAAGGTAATCTTTCGGAAGCACTTCAATACCATATTGATACTAACACTCCTTTAGTGGAGAATGTGTTTCGATATGGTTCGAAAGGTTACTTTGAGTTATACAATGAAGCTCGTTCTTTATATATTGATGGAAAACTGAATTCTCTAAATGAGGATGATATTTGGTTGTTGGAGTCCGATTTAGGAAAATGGGGAATCTACGAAGGAAAAAGAGTCCTTTTAGATTTTCCTATGGAAATCAACGAAGCCGAATATCAAGGTAAGGATGTAAAACTTAACAAACCAACAAGAAGTTCAGGTCCAAAGAAATACAAAGTTTATGTTAAAAACGATAAAGGAAATGTGATTAAGGTAAACTTTGGTGATACAAAGGGTGGATTATCTGCAAAGATTTCTGATAAAGATGCTAGAAAGGC